GGTGCTCGGCCTGACGCTCGGTGCGGTCGTCGCCGTGGCCGAGTTCCTCGGCATGAGCGAGTATGCGGACAGGCGTGTAAACGCTGCATGGTCAGAAGCCGACAGAGTGGCCGACCAGCCGATCATCATCGGCAAGGGGCAGACGCTCAAGGCCAAGGGCGTCGAGCTGATGGTCGGTCAGCTGGCGGTCAATCGCCACGACCATACCGGCTCGATGCCGGTATTCGTCAGCGAGAACCAAGGCGGCTATGCGCTGCAGTGCGTGCTCACCGACGAGCACGGCGCGTTGCTGGGGGGTGGTGGCATCGCTATCCCGCCACGGCTCAGCGCGCCGACGCTGACGATCACGGTCAATCGCGACGTCTCGACCAAGGCCAAGCTCGACTGCTCGCTGGTGAAGCCGTGAGCTTCGACGTCACCTCGGTCGACGACGGCTGGCGCGAGATCGCCACCGATCCTAATGCTCCGCAGGATGGCTATTGCCTGCTCGCCAACAAGGACAAGACCATCGCGTGGGAGAGCCACTCAGGCATCGGCTTCAAGATGCCGCTCGGCGATCCTGCGCACTGGTGGAAGCCGGGAGGGTCGAGGCCGTGAAGCGGCTTGCGCGCGTGGCCGTCTCGATGACACGAGGGGTAATCGGCTGGCATATCTATGATGGGGTCAAACTGATGCGCGTTCACACCATCCTCTTTGAAGGGATGGGAGCTGGCTCTGTTATTAAACTTGGCCATGTGCCGCACATCTCGAACCGCGTGCCGCTCGATCCAGATGGCGACTAAGGCCGAACTCACCCCCCTCGAACTGGTCGCCCAGTTCACCCACGATCCGCTGGGCTATGCCTATGCCAACTACCCGTGGGGCCAGCTCGGCACGGCGCTGGAGCACGAGAACCTGCGCAAGTGGCAGATCAAGGCGCTCAGGCAGATCAGGGACCATCTCAGCGATCCCGCCAAGCGTCACCAGCCCTGCCGCATCGCTCGCGCCTCGGGCCACGGCATCGGCAAGTCGGCGCTGATCGGGATCGTCTCGAACTGGGCGCTAGATACCTGTGTAAACGCTCGCGTTGTCATCACTGCCAACACTGAGCAGCAGCTCGTGACCAAGACCAGCCCCGAGGTCTCGAAGTGGCGCAAGCTGAGCTTCACGGCCGAGCTATGGTCGCCCTCGACGATGTCGATCAAGGCCAAGGACGCCAAGCTCGCCGACAGCTGGCGGCTGGACTTCGTGACGTGGTCGAAGACCAACACCGAGGCGTTCGCCGGACTGCACAACAAGGGCTCGCGCATCGTCCTCATCATGGACGAGGGTTCGGGCATCGAAGATAAGGTGTGGGAAGTCGCCGAGGGCGCACTCACCGACGAGAACACCGAGATCATCTGGATCGTTTTCGGCAACCCGACCAAGAACACCGGCCGCTTCCGCGAGTGCTTCGGCAAGTACCGGCACCTGTGGAGCACCGACCAGATCGACAGCCGCACCGTCGAAGGCACCAACAAGAAGTACCTGCAGTCGATCGTCGACACCTATGGGCTCGACAGCGACATCACCAAGGTCCGTGTGCTCGGGCAGTTCCCGTCTTCATCGAGCATGCAGTTTATCGGCACGGGGCTAGCGGAGGCGGCGCGTGAACGAACCATTGCTGAAGGCGCTATCCTGCCATCCGATCCCGTCATCTTCGGGCTCGATCACGCACGGTTTGGAGACGACAGCTCAGTCCTTGCAATACGCCAAGGACGCGACGCTAAGAGCCGCCCGTGGCGCAAGTGGCAGGGCGCAACCGCCATGCAGATCGCGGGCGACGTCCATCAGGAGATGCGCCGCTGGCTTCCTGATGCGGTGTTCATCGACGCTGGCGGTCCTAATGCTGGCGGCGTTATTGATCGCCTTCGTCAGCTCATCGCCGAGGAGGAACGAGACCGGCAGCTGATCCACGAGATCGCGTTCGGCGTGCGCTCGCAGGGCATGACCGCCGACTTCAACGGCGAGCAGCGCGTGAGGGTCTACAACAAGCGCGCTCAGATGTGGCAGAACATGAAGGCGTGGCTGGAGCGCGGCGCGATCCCCGACGACCAGCAGCTCTACGACGATCTCGTCGGACCCGAGTACAGCTACATGGGCGACAACGAGATCATCCTCGAAAAGAAAGAGCACATGAAGGCGCGCGGCCTCGCTTCGCCTGACCACGGCGACGCACTGGCGCTGACCTTCGCGGAATACGTTGAGCCGCGCAAAATCCCGGCGTATCTCAAGCCCGAGAACTACGGGGTGAAGCAGGACTACGATCGTTATGCCGAGCTGCCGGGCTATCAGGCGCACAGCAGGAAAGACGACGACTATGACCGATACAGCGAACTCGACTAAGCAATGGCAGGTCGACATCGTTGCGCCCAATGGCGCGACCGGCCAGTTCAAGGTCGACGCCAGCCTGCCGATTGAGACCATGATCGAGCAGCTCGGCCAGATGATCCTCCAGCTACGCGAGAACGATCCCGAGCCGATGCGCGCCACGCCGGACGGCGGCGATCTCGCCGGGGCGACGCTGTAATGGCTGAGATCGTCCACGGCGAGCCCGGCTCGATCATCGAGACGCATCTCGGCGTGAAGCCGATCGACACGTCCGAGCTTGGGCCGATCAAGTTTGATCCGATGCGCGGATCGGCGCGTGAACAACTGGAGATGCTAGCCCGGCATGGTACTGACGACAGTGCCAAAGTGGTCGTCGATGCGATTCTCGACCAGCTCATCGCGGCGTCTCGACCGTACAGCGGCTTTGCCACCCTGTTTCTCAAGCGCGTGAAGGAAGGGCGGATATGAACGTCAACTACCGTGCCGCGCGTTGCGTCGCCGCAGCAGTCAGCCCCGGCATGCCCGCGACCACGCTCATCTGCCTCGTCCACATCGAGCTGCCGGACGGCGGGATCACGGCGCTCGCGATCAACGAGGACACGATCACCGAGCATGCGCACGGCGACATCGTGAAAGAGGAGCTGTATATCCAGAGCGAGGTCAAGCGTGTCATCACCTCGATGATGGCAGGCGCAGTCGGCGACCTCGGCATCGCCAAGATCAACTGATGCGCCAAGTCCAGCCTGACGAGATTGAGGTTACCGCAGCGATGGTCACGGCGGGCGCGCGCGTTTGCTCAGAGGCAATCGCGTATGAGTGGGAATACTACAGCCTTGAGCGCCAAGCCGAAATCTTGAGGCGCGTATTCACAGAGATGAAGAGAGCCCAAGGGAATTGATGGCCCATGTGATCGAGCGCACTGATGCGCCAAGTCCACTTTGAATTGTGCCCGGCGTCAGCCGGATGCGAGAGCTGCGAAGCAAGCCTGCCGTGGTATCGCCGATGGGCGCGCAAGCTCAAGCGGACATTCGGCATCGCCTGAGTTCACCGCCATCCTTCGTTCATTTGCAGGCTCTTGAAAACAGGCATATAACCGTCAGTCGCCCGGCCGACACGCCCAGTGCGGCCCGGCAACGAAGGGCGACACTTATGGGGCGGGCACTGGTCTTGAGCCAGAACGGCGAATGCGCCGGGGGCGGACTATCGGAATACGATCCACGGGACTTCTTCGCGGAAGCGCCCGTCTTCGTGCCGGTAGAGGGGGTAACCCCGCTGCCCGGCGAAAGCTGGCGGGCGTACAGTCAGCGCGTCGCAGACCTGCTTCGTGAGCGTTCTTCGGCGACGGCTTCCCGCGCTCCCTCCCCAACCCGGCCGGGAGCCGTCTGCTTTCTGGCCGCGTACCTGACCGCAACGAACCTTGTCATCCTGATCTTTCTTGCAGTTGGAGCGCTCAAGTGAAATAGACCCAGCCCAGTGCCGGGTCTTGCTTGCGCCCTGCATCAGGGGCGGTTGGCTGTGCAGCAACCGGCCGTCCCGCACGCGATTCAATCGCTCCTGATCCCGCCATAGCCCGGTCGGCATGTGCATGCCCGGTCTTATGAAAGCCGCGCCCTACGCCCTCGGCGGGCTCGTCGGCGGGTCGCTTCTCAATTCGATGTTCAACAGCGGCTCGGGCAAGAAGAAGTCCACCGCCACGACCCAGCCGCTGACCACGCAGGGCACGGTCGGACCAGCGCCAGCCGGAGGCTCCTACTGATGTGCCTCGGCTCCAATCCGCAGCCGGTCGGCGCGAACCCGCAGGACCGCCAGATGCGCGGCATGCAGCTGCTCGGCTCGGTCATTCAGGCTGGTCGCGGCAATGCGCAGGCCCAGCAGAACCTCGCGACCTTCCGCACCATGTTCCAAGCCGCCCATCCGGCCGCAGCCGCGCGCCAGCCGGTGCAGATCGGAGGTCGCTGATGTGCATGTTCTCAGCGCCCAAGGTGCCGACGCCGCCGACCCCGGCCCAGTTCCAGCCGATGCTCCAGCCGGTGCAGCTGCCGGGCCAGCAGCGGCCCAAGCGCAGTCTGCGCGGGCTGTACAGCTCGATCTTCACCTCGCCTGAAGGAGCGAACGGCATGCCCCGCGTCACCGGCACAATGGGCGGGATGACGGGTGGCTGAGCAGGCCGCCGCCGCAGAAGGCGGCTCGACCGTCCGCAAGCATTGCTCGCGCAGGCTCAACGGCCTGAAGCAGAACCGCAGCCAGTTCGAGGGCGACTGGAAGCAGATCGCGGCGCTGTGCGCCCCGGCCCGCTCGCGCTTCCTGTCGAGCGACACCAACAAGGGCCGCCAGTCCAACCGGCGCTTGAACAACAGCCACGGCATTTTCGCGATGGAGACGCTGCAGAACGGCATGACCAGTGGACTGTCGAGCCCTGACCGGCCGTGGTTCACGCTCAAGAGCGTCGACGACAGCCTCGACGAGCAGCCCGAGGTCCGCGCGCATCTCAGCATCCGCGAGAAGTTGATGTATGACTTCATCGCGTCGACCAATCTCTACGGCGTGCTCAAGACCGGCTACCTCGAACTGGGCGCGTTCGGCACCGAGGCCGCGATCCTGATGGAGAACCGCAGGGTCGGCATGGTCGGCCACGCGCTGACGTCGGGCGAGTACTGGATCGGGCTCAACGACGAGATGGTGGCGGGCTCGCTCTACCGCGAATGCCCGCTGACCGCCGAGCAGGCGATCGGCATGTTCGGTGCCGACAATGTCAGCAGCCGTGTAAATAGCCTCTACGCCGCGTCGAACTACGACGAGCAGGTGATTTTCTACCACGCGATTGAGGAGAACCCCGATTACGAGGAGGGGATGATCGGATGGCGCGGCAAGCCGTGGCGCTCGGTCTACTGGGAAGATGGCGGCAAGGCCGACCAGATCACCCAGCTCTTGGGCTTCTACGAGCAGCCGTTCTGGTCGCCGCGCTGGGACACCACCGGCAACGACGCCTACGGGCAGGGGCCGGGCCACAACGCGCTGCCCGACCTGCGCGAGCTGCAGCTCCAGACCAAGCGCAAGGCCGAGCTGACCGATCTTCTCGCGTGGCCCGAGCTGGTCACTACCTCGAAGACCAAGCTCAAGCGCCAGCCCAAGAGCGTGACCAACGTCGACGCGGCAGACGCGGCGGCGACCAAGCCGGTCTACCAAGTGCCGCCACAGGCGGTGCAGTTCGTGATGCAGGACATCGAGCGCCTCGAACAGAAGATCAACGAGGCGACCAAGGCCGACCTGTTCATGGCGATCACCAACATGGCGGGCGTCCAGCCGCGCAACATGGAGGAGATCGCGGCGCGCAACGAGGAGAAGCTGACCCAGCTCGGGCCGGTGATCGACCGTGTCAACAGCGAGAAGCTGAAGGTGGTGATCGAGCGCGTCCACGGGATCATGGAGCGCGCCCGCATGTTCCCGCCAGCACCGGACGCGATGCGCGGCCAGCCGCAGATCAAGATCGAGTTCGTGTCGATCCTGACGCAGATGCAGCGCATGGTCGGGTTGGGCCAGCTCGAACGCGGGTCCAATTACGTCGGCTCGATCGCGGCGGTCTATCCCGAGGCGCGCTTCAAGCTCAAGCCGATGGAGCTGGCCGACGAGTACCTCACCCGCGCGGGCGTGCCGGGCAACGTCATCCGCTCGAACGACGACGCGCAGCAGATGGCCGATCAGGAAGCCCAGCAGCAGCAGGCCGCAGCCGCCGCCGAGCAGGCGAAGAACGTCAGCCAGCCGTTCAAGGACATGACCGACGCAGCCAAGGTCGCGGCCACGATCCCCGGCAGCGGCATCCCGCCCGTCCAAGACCTTGTGCCGCTGGTGCCGCGCTGATGCCCGCGCCCGGCTTCCATCGCGTCGCCAACGCCTTCCACCGGCCGTGGGAGGACCGCAGCCCGGTGCCATACAGCGATTTGCCCGGCCTCTCGCGCGGCGAAATCCGCTTGGCGGGCGAGGTCGGCATCGCCCAGCTCAGCGGCCACCATGTGCCGCACGAGATCAAGTGCCGCACGATCCTGATCTACGAACAGATGACGAGGGGATAGAATGGCGGCGGGGGACAGCAGCAAGCTCGATCGCGAAATCAAGCAGCGCAGGCAGGACGCCGAGCGGCTGATCGCCATGCCTGAGTTCAAGAGATTTCTGTGGCGCGTGATTCAAGAAGCCAAGATATTCGACCGCGCTCCAACCGATGGGTCAGAGGGCGCTGTCCATGCACACATGGCACGCCGGAACTTGGGGTTGGCTATCCTCGAAATGGTCGAAGAGGGCCAGCCCAAGTCGCATCCGCAAGGGGTGCCGATCCTGACCCTGATCCAGACACTGCTCGAAGAAGCCAACCCCACGCTCAAACCCAAAGACACATCGGAAAGGGACAACGATGAGGAACATGACGATCAACGCTATGACCGGACTGCTGAACTCGACCTCGATGACTAGCCTTGGCGGCATTCAGCTGACGCCGGTCGAGCAGCTTCATGGCCGCCTGATGCGCGCGCCGGACGGGCATGACGGCGCAGGAGCGGGTGATGCTGGTGCAGCAGGTGGTGATGACGCCGGGGCCGCAGGCGGCGATGCTGGTGCTGGTGCGTCCACTGACGGCGCGGGAGGCGATGGCGCTGCTACTGGCGACGGCGATGGTCAATCCGGTGGAGATGGAAGCTTTGCTGGGGGTGACGATCAAGGTTCGGTGATGGGTAACGCCGGGACCGGCAAGGCTGGCGACGATGCTGGCGACGCCGGGGGAGGCGATGGGGACGGCAAGGGCGATGACGATAAGACCCCTGCCGTCCCCGAGACCTACGAGCTGGAGCCGATCAAGGTTGGCGACGGCGATGACGCGGTCGAGGTCAAGATCGACGAGCAGCTGCTGACCGACGTGACGCCGCAGCTCAAGGAGGCGGGCGTCACCAAGGAGCAGGCGCAGAAGCTCGCGCCGCTCGCGATGAAGATCGAGGAGCGCGTCCGCACCCACCTCAACGACGAGTTCCGCGCGACCACCACCCAGTGGGCCAAGGACGCGCAGGCCGATCCCGAGATCGGCGGCAAGAACTGGGACGCGACCAAGAACGATGTCGCCAAGGCGCTCGATTACTTCGGAGCGCCGTCCGAAATGAAGGAAGTTGAGGTCGACGGGAAGAAGGTCAAGCAAGAGACCAACCCGTTCCGCGTCTTCCTCAACCAGACCGGCCTCGGCAATCACCCCGAGCTGATCCGCATGTTCGCGAAGATCGGCAAGGGTGTCGCCGAGGACGGCTCGCTGCCTCGTGGGGACAAGGCCGCACCGCCGCAGGTGTCTCGTGCAGAGCGCCTGTATCCGAACGACAAGCCCAAGTCCTCAACTCAAGGAGCATAGAACATGGCTACTCTCGGCCAGTCCTACCTCAAC